TGCAACAACATTTCAAGCAAGGGATGCAGTTGTATCAGAACATGCTGAAGGATGGTGTTGCTAAGGAGTGTGCTCGGTTTGTACTACCTCTTGCTACACCGACTCGGTTATATATGACAGGGACTATACGTTCTTGGATACACTACATAGATTTACGCTCTGCACATGGAACCCAAAAGGAACACATGGATATAGCAGAGATGGTACGAACTATATTTAAGGAACAATTTCCTATCATATCAGAAGCTTTGGAGTGGAACTAATGCCATTATATGCAGTAAAAAATTTAAAGACTGGAGAAACGCAAGAGTTTATGAAATCTCTTGCTGAGTATGAGGAGTGGAAGAAAGAGAATCCTGACTGGGATAAAGACTGGTCAAAGCAAGGTAGAATGACAGTTAAATTTCGTATGGATTTCCTTAGAGGATTGCATGGTCATCCAGATCATGCAAGATATGGAAAACCTGATAGAATGCAAGTCACCGAAGAGAACTGGGATCCAAACACACCAAATGAAGTTATCTCTAATGAAGTGATAAGATATCAAGATGGTGGTCATAGTAATGATACTGGTTCACATTAAATATAATAACAATGCCAACATATCCTGTAATAAATTTAAAAACTGAAGAGAAGAAAGAACTCTCCATGACTATGAAAGAGTATGATCAATGGAGAAAAGATAATCCTGACTGGGACAAGGACTGGCAAGCAGGTTGTGCTAGTGATGTTGCAGAGGTAGGTGACTGGCGTGATAAAATGTCTAAGACACATCCAGGTTGGAAAGATGTCATGGCAGGAGCACGTAAAGCAGACCGAGGATTTGACCGTAACGGATACCAATGGTGATATAAAATTATGTCAGTGAAAAAAAAGACTACACCTACTCAAGGTATGTCTAAAAAGATGATGAAGAGGAAGAAACCAATTAATCAGAAGTACTTCCTTGATATTAATCCCATTACAGATAACCAAGATCTATTCTTTAAAGAGTGGGGTGCAGGGAAAAATCTATTTGCATACGGTGCAGCAGGTACAGGTAAGACATTCATTGCACTGTACTTAGCACTTAAGGATGTGATGGATGAGTTTAGTCCATACGATAAAGTTTATATCGTTAGGTCTCTTGTATCTACACGTGAGATTGGGTTCTTGCCTGGTACTCATGAGGATAAGTCAGAACTTTATCAGGTTCCTTATAAGAATATGGTAAAGCATATGTTTGAGATGCCTGATGACACTAGTTTTGATATGCTATATGATAACCTTAAACATCAAGAGACTATATCTTTCTGGTCTACATCATTTCTCCGTGGTACTACTCTTGACGATGCTATTATCATTGTTGATGAGTGTCAGAACCTTAACTTCCATGAGCTTGACTCTATCATAACTCGTGTGGGTCAGGACAGTAAGATAGTATTCTGTGGTGACGTGAACCAATCAGATCTACAGAGAACTAATGAGCGTAATGGTATCCTAGATTTCCAACGCATACTTGAGGAAATGGAAGAGTTTTCTATGGTAGAGTTTGGTATCAATGATATCGTTCGCTCTGGACTTGTGAAGTCATACCTTATCAGTAAGATGTCTTTAAACTTATGACATTGACACCCATAGAGATGGTTGCTAAGATGGTGGAGGGGAAGAGAGTCTACTCTACCCCTGAAGGTAAGTTCTATCCTTCTATCACCACTGTTATTAGTAACAATGCTAAGAAGCAAGCAGGTCTTGCTAAGTGGAGAGCGAGAGTAGGTGCTAAGAAAGCAGCAGCAATCACAGCACGTTCTACTAAACGTGGTACAAACTTCCACTCCATAGTTGAGGACTACCTTAACAAAGACTTGAACGTAGAAGAATACAAGGAGTCTCCGCTTCCTGTAGTCATGTTTGAGCAGACTAAGAAAACCCTTGACCGTATCAGTAATATATACTTACAGGAGGCTGCTCTTTACTCAGATAATTTAGAAGTTGCTGGTCGTGTAGACTGTATCGCTGACTTTGATGGAGTACTATCTATCATTGACTTTAAAACTTCTGCTGAACCTAAGAGAGAAGCATATCTCTATGATTATTTTGTTCAAGAAACAGCATACGCATGTTGTCTTCAAGAACTCTACGGTATTACTGTCAAACAACTCGTGACTATCGTTGCTTGTGAGAATGGTGAGACTCAAGTAGTAATCAAACCACCGAAGAAGGAGTACCTTCTTCAACTCATACAGTACATAGACGAGTACCGAAACAAATATGGAAAAGAAAAACTTACTTGAAGATAGATTTATGACTAGTGCAAAATTCTCACAAGAGGTAGAGAAGATTGCTGTGACTAATGTTGATATGAATTACATAGACGCAGTGCTACATCTTTGTGACCTCAATGAAATTGAAGTGGAATCCGTACCAAAACTGATATCAAAACCACTCAAAGAAAAACTTAAATATGAAGCACAGAAACTTAATTACATGAAGAAGACGAGTCGTGCCAAACTAATGCTGGTATAACAATGGGAGATTTTTTCAAGTCAGAACTAGTACGTGGTGAGATCCAAGAGATGGCTACCCTACAGGAGTTTTGTTTTAGATCCGCACAGAATCTTATGCTCTTGGGTAAAGAGGGTAAGTTAGAATACTTTCAGGCATTGAGAAGACTTCTTGAGATGCAGAAGATATTTCATGCTCGGTGTAAGTTGAGTGATGATCCAGAAGCAAAGTCTGTCTGTGAGAACATGAAAAATATTGTGGTCATGCTTGGTGGCAATGCAAAGCTTGGTGTGGATGAGATTTTTGATGATCTTCTAACAAAGATAGAAAGTTTTGAGGAACAACTTGACAAGCAACCATAACAGTGCTAAGATTAGATAGTTAATATTCAAGAGATAAAACTCTAGTTAGTTTTCAAGATCCAATATTCAGGTTTTAAATTATGTTACTATACACAGCAGATTTTGGCGGTCAGAGATTCCATGTCTATGACAGTGCAAATGATAAGTTCTACGAGAAGATATCAAAAGAAGATTTTATTAATCTTAAAGGGTTTAACATGGTAGATGGGGCTACCTTAGTTGTGGAGTGTGCTCACTTGAGAGAGTGGCACAAAAAAACTATGGCTCAACCATTAAAGTATGATGAGTTGGTTCAGTTCAAGAAGAATTGTGACCTAAGAAATATTTCAATAAAACTTTTTCCACAAAACTCTACACCTAAAGCAAGAAAACTTGCTAATTATAAGGTACAGAAAAATAATGCAGATTTTATTAAGGAGTATGGTATTAGTACCGATGAAGCAGATACAAGAGCAATTGCTAATTTCTTATTGAATGATAGTAATGCTTTCAATGCTCTTAAAGATTTCCATCCAACAAAAATGGAAGACTTTCAAGAGAAAAGTAGTTTTGTATTTACATACCTTGAAGAATGTAATGAGGACTTGAACATTGCTAAGACTCAAGGGTATGGATACGATAAGTATTATGATTATTCTGATGCAGTAACAGAATGGATTGAAAATAACATGGTTGAGTTAACCAATAGACTTGGTAAAGATCCAGAAGCAGAAGAACTTCTTGGATTCAAAAGGACTTATAAAACAAAGAAAAATCCAGATGGTAACCTTGGTGTAAAAACTGCATCTCGTAGTTACACTTTTGTTACTACTATCTTGAGACCTGATGGATCCTTACGTAAACGTCATGACTATCGCAAGGTTCCTTACTGGCAGTATGTTAAGGCAAACCTTTTTGGTATGAAACCACAACATTCAAAGCAAGGTGTTGTTGCATCTAATTACAAGCATTGGATTCGTCCTAATGTAAGTGACTATAAAAACCCTCTTAAGAATATACCTAAGAATGAGGGTGGGATAGACAAGAAATGTTCTGACTTCCAAGTTGGGATGAGTTTTGTAGAACTTGGTAAACTTAAAGAAGCAAGAACTGAAGTTGATAAGATGACTCAGAAGATATGGGGTGTGCTTCGTCAGATGATTGTTGATGAATCTATCCGTTAGTATTCAAGAGAAAAAACTCTAGTTAGTTTTCACTATCTAATACTCGTTAGTTTTCAACCTCTAATACTCGTTAGTATTCAACAACTAAAACTTTTATTAGTTTTCAAAAGTTAATACTTAGTAACAATCGCTTGACACCACCTCTGATCCGTGCTATAAATATAGATGTCGGGTTCGCTACCTGACAAGGGAGTGACTGAATTAAACTTGCTGGCAATGGTCTAGTTAAGGTGATGAGTCAGAGGTGGTGCTCGCTGTTGGGAA